TGAAGGATATACAAAAAATCAACTTATTGACAATCTAATAAAATATCCACATATTTTCAAGTTGTATCGAGTAATTGATGATGAGCTTGTGAGTTTCTATTCACACATAGAAGTAGACGGTCAGTTATACAGAACTGCAGATATTTGGAATGCACTTCCTGAATCTAAAACAATTCCATTTACATCTGAGTATATCAAAGAATATGTTGTAAGACGTTATCTATTAGAACGAGATGTTAAACACATCGAACATCAATATCCACTGTATGGTTCTCTAGATCCGTTTTTAACATTGTTTATGCCTATATCCAGCTACATAAGATACGGATATTCAGATATACTTGAAATAGCACGTCAGTGTGTGCGCGCTCGTGTATCATACAAGCAAACACGAAATCCAGTACTAAGGAGAATTGAAAATGCATAACTGTATATTTACTCCGTACTGTATTGAACCATTCTGTGATAAGTCTTGCCCTACATTAGCAGAGACATCGTATCTTCTAGAACGAAATAATATATCTCTAAGCAGTTTTGTATTTTCAGATATGACAATTGATTATGATGCTAGTTTGGCCTTGTTGTCTCAGATTGAAAACAAAACAGGAGTATATGTTGTAGGGTCGTCTTCTCGCAGAACAACTGCTCAATATTCAGACATATTTACGTATTCTGCTATATGCAGTAATTGGCAAGGTAGTAGGCTTCATTGCACTGTATACAATTTAAAGTACGCTAAATACTTAGATGATATGAAGAAGAGTTGGTCAGCTAAAACTGATATGGAAGCTCTTGAATATATGCAGATATGGGCAGAGTCAGCAAAAGTACTTATCATATCTGGTATTGATTATGTCAATTTCGGGGACTTTGAATCGCAAACATTACTCAATCTTCTGCAACTACGTGAAGATGGTGAACATACAACACTTATAGTGTCTCCTCCGTTAGGAAATTTAGTAAGCAGTAAGTCCAGTAGATTTTTCTCTCTTCTAAAAACAAAGCTCATTGAAGCAGCTAAGGTGGTGAAATCATGATCACATCTATAGAGCTGCAAGTAATATCAAAAATTCTTACAAGCACTGACGAATCTGAAGTAGATTCGTTGCTTGAGTTCGATGAGTCATATTATTCAGTTTTCAAACCGCATATTCATTTTATATTTCAGCACAGGCAACAATATAGATCTGTACCGGATGTATTTACTTTTCAGTCAGAATTTCCAGAAATTAATCTAGTATCAGTTGCTGAACCGCTCTCTTACTTGTCTGAGGAGATGCGAAAAAACAAACAGCACATAATGCTGATTGAGACCTTTAATAAGTTGAAGGATCTAGGTGCCGGAGATGTAACGGAAGCTTGGCAATATTTATCTAGACAATGCGATAAAGTTTCTGAATTATCAAATACGCATCCAATGGACATTGTCAAAGATGCTAAACTCAGAAGTGATCAGATAGTTGAATTTAACAAGCAAGCGCGAATTCCTACTGGATTTGCTGAGATTGATAAATTGATGTATGGAGGATTTTCAACAGTTGAGGAATTAGTGCTGATATTTGCTCGTACTAATACAGGTAAATCTTGGGTCTGTACAAAGATAATGGAGTCTGCGCAGAAACATGGATTTCCGGTCCTCTATTATTCTCCGGAGATGCAAGCTTCTTATCTTGGAACTCGATTTGATACATGGCGCGGGCACTTTCAGAATAGTCAGTTACATCAGGGAAAATATGATGCTAACTATTATGAATATATCAAAAATTTGATGAAAGAAGATACAAGTGTTTTTGTACTAGAAGATAAGGATATGCCTTCAAATGAGGTAAACATCTTAGGGCTTGAGCAGCTTGTGAAAAAGCACGGAATTAAATTACTCATCATTGATGGTCTATCTTATATGACCGATGTTAACAAAGCCGATACAGATTACATTCGATATAAGAATATATGTACTAGTTTATTTAAATTAAGTAAACAATATGGTTGTGTTGTTGTAGTTGCTATGCAAGCAAATAGAGAAACCAAAGAATGTAGAGATGATAAAGGTGATCCATTTCCGTCATTATACAACATTGAAGGAAGTGACCATCCAGGACGAATTGCTACGCAAGCATTTGCGATCCGACAAATATTTGATAAACATGTCCTGGACATTCGATTAGAGAAGTCTCGTACAGCAAACAATCAGAAACCTGTTCTCAGTTATGCTTGGGATGTTAATACCGGAAACATGCAGTATCTACCTGGAGGTGATGATGACGTTGCTACGACAATGATAAAACCATCTGTTCAGATGCCAACTATCACATCAAATACATCTGCAACTCTTGCAGATTCAAGTACAATGCCTTGGGATGATAACTACGAAGATGTTGAATTTTAATTGAGGTGTAGATATGATTCAATCGATTTCTGCTGACGATATACATAAATCATTTGAAATGATATCTGATATGTGGAATAGCTTAGATTCTGCATCTAATAGTTATGAATTTCTGTATGAGCTAAATATATTGTCGGCAATACTACATGTGCTAGGCTGTTACACGCGACATAAACGTCATGTTCCTATAGATTCTGTTGTGCTCAATGAAACAATTGCATTTGTAACTTCGCTTATTAAAAATAATGATCTACCAGTAAATATAGTGCACAATTTCAAAGTTATTCATAATGCTTTATATGGCTGTTGTGGATATAGTAAGGTAAGATTCAATGGACGTAGAACTGATAGTTAATACACTTGCTCAGCATGGTCTAATAAGGACACACAAAGTATCAGGAGACTGGTATCAATGTTTTTGTCCATTTCATAGCGATGGAAATGAACGAAAACCGTCATTTGGAATTCTGATCAGATCTCAATATAAGAATGGACAGAAGTACCCCGAAGGTTTTGCACATTGTTTCAGTTGTGGATTTGCAAGACCGCTTCCTGATATGATTACCGAAATTCTTAAGCGTAAGTCGATTGGATCATCCGGACTAGAATGGTTGAGTGCAAATGTCCCTGGATTTGAAGCAGAAGTTGATTATGAAGATCTGATACCAAATAACTTGATGGAAGCTGTTTCAAATAAATTTGCACTTGATTATATATCAGCTCAAACTCAATCTGCAGTACAATATGTTTCAGAAGAAGAGCTCGCAACTTACCGCTATGTTGTTCCTTACATGTATCAAAGAGGACTGACTGATCAGATAATTGCTGATTACGACATCGGTGTTGATATGAATTGGGTACCTCCTGGACGAAAAAAGCCTGTACCATGTATTACATTTCCAGTTCGAGACAAACAAAAAAGAACCCTCTTCTTATGTAGAAGATCTATTGAAGGTAAATTGTTCAACTATCCCGAGAATGTCACAAAACCTGTTTATGGAATTGAGATGATTCCATATTGCTGCAAATCGGTTATAATCTGTGAAAGTTGTCTAGATGCATTAGTTGCAGTAAAATATGGATTTCCGGCAGTAGCATTGTTAGGAACAGGAAATTCATATCAAATTCAGCAGCTCAAAGAGCTAGGTGCATCAGAGTTCGTTATTGCTACAGACGGTGATGATGCCGGTCGCAAAGGTGCAGCTAAACTGAAAAGATATTTGTCATCGGTTGCGATTGTTTGGACAATACCGATGCCAGACGGGAAAGATGTAAATGATTGTGATGAAGCAACTTTTAAAAAATTATATGAACAGCGGGAGTAATCTATATGTTTGTAAAGAAATATAAGGGTAAGGTATATGGTGCCGAATTTACTGCAGATGAACAGAAGGCGATTGATATTGAAGTCAATAGACAGATAATTGAGGCTTCTGATGAGTTGATTTCAAACTTAGATGCAATGGTTCTGTATACTTTAATGGTAACGCAAGGTTGGAAGAAGAAACGTCTTCGTGATTTTTGGGAGTCAGTTAGAGCAGAATATAAAAAATTGATTGAACATTATGAAGCACCAGATAAGTATGTGTGGTTAGCAAAATACAAATTGAAGGAGGAAGGTGTTGATGTAGATGCATGGAATGCAGAACTCAACACAGACAAGCAATGAATTGGATTGAACTTGTAGGAATAGCTGCAACATGTTTAGTGCTGTTATCATTTTTACAGAAATCTGAAGTAAATATTCGGCGCATAAACATACTAGGTTCGATTGTTTTTGTAGTGTATGGATTTTTGATTGGATCTATTAGTGTATGGTTATTGAATGGTGTATGCGTAATTGTTCACATCATCAAACTTTATAAATTGTGGAGGAATCGTTCTGATGAAACTACGTGAAAGACTTTTCAGTCGTTTTTGTGCTCATTATTGCAAAACAGATAATTTCAAACAGGAGCTTCATAAGGCGTATGCTTCTGGTTATTCGGACGGATACTCAGATGGATATCAGCACGGATACGATGAAGGATTCAATGCGCTTACTAGAACAGCTGAATATGCAACAGTGATAGATGAGAGCTCATCTGTTAAGACAAACAAAATAATTTAAATTTATTTAAAATAAAAATAAAGATTTTTTAATCATGTATCGCTTATAATATATGTACAATATATAACAGTTCAAACATCAAAATACATCAACACATATCAAGGAGAATAGTGTCATGGCACAGAATAACATTTCAGAGATGGAAACTACTACCTGCACGTCGCCGCTGAGAGCTACTTACAATTCTTTCAAATCATTTCTCGGATATGAAAGTCCGCTGTCTTTTGATGAATGGTCTGCGTTAGCAGATGATTCTAAGGCAGCGGCTTTGTATGTTCAGTTCTACGATCAGATAACACTTGCATGGTTCAAAACAAGAAGTTTCTATACTACAGAAGAAGATGGCGTAAGTACCTGTCTCCAGTACTTGATGAAAAATGTACCTGTAATCAAAGCGAAGCCTGAGAGGTTTTCAGCATCTTATGTATATCGAGTAGCATACAATTGTATGTATTGTATCTGCCATGATATAAAGCGAGATCGTGAGAGGTATCAGCTTGAAAGCAGCAATATCGTTATCAGTGAAACAGGCGATGAGCTTGATTTATTCGATACAATTCCAGATACTACTGATTATACTAAAGAAAAGTCTCGTGAAGAGTTCTGGGCTACGATAGAATCTATGGGAGAAGATACAATGTCTGTTGTTTCTAAGTTATTAGGTAGGTCGGATCCGTCGCTTCCTAAAGTATCTGAATCCAGGAAACAGGAAATAATCGCCGAACTTCGAATCAAGTTAGCTGATTATCTTGATGTATTTAATTGAATGTAATATATTATAGGGAGTTAAGATCATGAAAATATTTAAAGTTGTGGGAATTGTATTCATAATAGCTGCTATCTTATGTGCACTGTTTGTTGTACTGCGTATTGATACTGAGGAACAGAAATTCCAGTCCGGAGAAATTACTTTATCCGAGATGACATCGGATACAAGTGTTATGACATGGATCGGAGGTGCCGTCTGTGTTGGAGTATTAGGTGCGATATGTTTGCTGATTCAGTTTATGATAGATAACTCACATTTACCATTGCTCAGTGTATCGACAAAGAACAGACGCAAACATGAGTTAATAGACGATCTGTTGAGTGATAAATACAATATGTTAAGACAGCATCCTGATCAAATCGTACCGTTAGACGATAACGACTATATAGGCGGATTTGAGATTGATGATGTACCGCTTGCGTTACATTGCACATCAAATGGAATATATGTTATAACATCTGTAGATAATCCTGCAGATCAATATTGGTGTGGTACGATATCTGGATTACATGCGCTGGAGGTCAGCTATGATCACAAAAAATAATACAGTTACACAACGAATAGAGTTTGACTGTGTGTATCTAGTACAAGAT